TGAAGGGCGACCCCGATCTTCAGACTCTCTACCGCCAGCGGTACGATGAGGCTCTTGCCCGCCTGAAGAACCTGGGTGAAGGCATGGATAAGCGCGACAACTTCCGCCTTGATATGCCGCGTATCGTGCCGACCTAGGATTAGACGATGGCAATCGTTCAAGCCTTCTGCACGAGCTTCAAGAAGCAGCTTCTTGAAGGCGTGCATGACTTCCGCACGGTCGGTGGGGATACGTTCAAGATCGCCCTCTACACTGAGGCTGCGAACCTGAACTCTACGACGCTTGCCTATTCCACGACCGGGGAAATCTCCGGAGGCGGCTACACTGCTGGTGGCCTATCTCTCACAAACATAGGACCAACCGAGTACAACTTGGCTGGTGTCTGTTCATTCCAGACGGCGACGTGGCTGGCTGCGACGTTCTCTGCTCGTGGGGCGCTGATCTACAACACGACCCCGGCACACAGCTACACTAACCCGGCCTGCCTTGTGCTAGACTTTGGCACAACGAGGTTTGCTGTGAACAACAGGTTCGAGGTTCAGTTTCCTCAGATCACCGATCTCAGCGCGATTGTAAGGATCAACTGAGATGCCTTTCGTAATCGCGGATCGCGTCCGAGAGAGTAGCGCCACTGTCGGCACAGGCAGCCTTGCGCTTGCTGGTGCGGTCACTGGGTATCAGACGTTCGACGCGGTTCTCGATACGGGCGACACGACCTACTACACGGCAGCGGATCAGGGCGGCTCCAACTGGGAAGTTGGTATCGGCACGTTCACGGCCCCGTCCACCCTGGCCCGCACGACGATCCTCTCGTCTAGTAACGGGGGCAGCATCGTCAACTTCGGCGTCGGCACGAAGGATGTCTTTATCAGCCTGCCTGCCAGCAGGACCGTTCAGTCTGTCAGCGGCGGCTCTACCGGCCTTACGCCGTCCACCGCTTCGTTTGGGGCAGTAACCCTTGGAGGCACGCTGGCGATTGGTAGCGGCGGCACTGGGGCGACGACGGCCCCTAATGCTCTGACTGCACTGGGCGCCGTTGCCAAGGCTGGCGACACGATGACCGGCGTTCTTGGCATTGTGCCAGGGACTGTTTCTGCCCCAGGTCTCACGTTCTCAGGCGATCCCAATACGGGCATCTTCTCTCCAGCCGCCGACACGATTGCCTTCACTGAGGGTGGCGTTGAGGCTCTTCGTATCAACAGTAATGCCCAGGTTGAGTTTGCTCTAGGCTCTGTGTCCCTGCCGTCCATCACGGTCTCAGGAGACACAAACACTGGCATCTTCTTTCCTGCTGCTGACACGGTGGCCTTTGTTGAGGGCGGTACAGAAGTCGCTCGCATCGACAGCAGCGCCAACCTTCTGGTCAACACGACCACCGCCGTCTCTCGGCTCACGGTCAACGGCGATGTGGCTGGTACGTTCTTCGTGAACCCGACCACAGTGTCGGCCAACTACACGATTCCGACCAGCTATAACGCCATGACGGCAGGGCCGATTACGGTGGCGAGTGGAGCGGTCGTGACCGTGCCTTCGGGCAGCACATGGACTGTTTTGTGATGTCTGCTTTCGACCTCATAGGAGGCGACCATTCCTGTTAGACTCAACTCCTCCGGTGGCGGCTCTGTCACAATGGACGTGCCTGCTGTCGGCACGACCACGACGCTGAACCTTCCGACTGTCAACGGCACGCTTATCGCGTCCGACAACAGCGGCAACGTCACCTACACTGGCACGACGACCTTCTCGGGCAACGCGACCTTCAATGCTGGGCTGGTGCCGTCGAGCAGCTTCCTCCGTAATCGCATCATCAATGGCGACATGCGAATTGACCAGCGGTATGGTGGCGGTAGCGTAAGTGTCCCAAATGCGACGGTCATATACGCCACTGACAGATGGAATGTTTATGAAGATACTTCAGGGACTCTTTCGTTCCAACGGAGTACAATAGTACCCACTGGATTCACAAGCTCTCTTCTTGTCAGTGTCACAAGTGCTGGAACCGCAACTGCATCTCAGTTGTGCCGCATTCAGCAGCGAATTGAAGGGTTTAACATTTACGATCTTGCCTATGGAACCCCATCAGCGGCTACAGTAACAGTTTCGTTTTGGGTTCGCTCAAGCCTTATTGGTACTTACTGCGTTGGCATTAGAAATAATGCCTTAGATAGAAGCTATGTGGGCACATACACAATCTCTTCCGCAAACACCTGGGAGCAAAAATCTATCACTATTCCAGGTGACACATCTGGAACATGGCTGACCGATAGTGGTGTTGGAATGTATCTGTCTTGGGATTTGGGCTCTGGATCAAGCTCAAACACGACGGCTGGAACTTGGGTCTCGGGAGACAGAAACAACACATCCGCACAGGCCAACTGGTGCGGCACCGCAGGCGCAACTTTCTATGTGACCGGCGTTCAGTTTGAGGTTGGCTCTGTAGCTACACCTTTCGAGCGCCGCCAGTACGGCCAAGAGATTGCTCTGTGCCAGCGGTACTACAATGTATCCGGCTTTACCGAGTACCATGTGGTCCCTGCCCCAAATGCCACATACCTTGGTGTGTATCGAATACACATGCCTGTGCAGATGAGAGCAAATCCGACAGTTGGTGTTAGCTATTCAGCAACCAACGCAGTGTTGGATTTTGGTTGGTACACGCAAAACTTTAATTTTATGGTACACTACATTACTGCGTCCGTTAGCACGAACGCATTTATGTTCTTCGTTTGGACGGCATCGGCGGAACTCTGATCATGTACAAGAACGCCCGCTATAAGACTCCTCCGACGATGACGCAGCCAAATGCCATCCTGGTCGATATCAACGGCGCTCAATGCTCTGTGCCGCTCGATCCAGCCAACAGCGATTACGCTGCGATCATGGCTTTGGTGGCAGAAGGTAAGCTTGTCATCGCTCCTTCGGAGACCCCCTGATGCCCCTGATTCTGAACGGAACTACCGGCATCTCTGGCACGGACGGCTCTGCCGCAACGCCTGCCGTGCAGGGTACCGACGCGAACACCGGGATGTTTTTCCCTGCGGCTGACCAGATCGCGTTCGCCGAAGGCGGCACGGAGGTCATGCGGATCGACGCCAGCGGCAACGTCGGCATTGGGACAAGCACGCCATCCACCTACGGGAACGGCCTCGTTGTCTATAACGCGGCAACTGGCGTTGTGCGCGCTGCTGGCGGTTCCGTCACCAGCTATATGTTTGCATCGAACGGCGGTTCTGTTGGAGCGGCTGGCACGGAAACCAACCATCCGTTCGCCTTGTACACCAACAACACCGAACGCGCCCGCATCACCACTGGTGGCGACTTCCTAGTCGGAACGACGAGCGCCATTGCTAGCTCAACAGGCGGAATACACGTCCAGAATGGCGGCGAACAAATCCGCATTAAGAACACCAACAATGCCAACTACTGGCGGTTTGTCACCGACAACAACAACACCGTCTACATTGTCAACCAAAGCACGACCGGCGTATTCATGGCAAACGGCGGAAGTTCGTGGTCTGGTCTTTCTGATGAGCGTCACAAGGATATCATTGAGCCGATCACTGACGCCGTAGAGAAGGTGTCCACGCTGCGGACTGTGATCGGGAAGTTCAAGACCGATGACGACGGGGTTCGCCGTTCTTTCTTGATCGCCCAGGACGTTCAGAAGGTTCTGCCCGAGGCAGTTCACCATGCAGACCAAGACAGGCTTGGGCTGGCCTACACAGAGGTCATCCCACTCCTGACTGCTGCCATCAAGGAACTCACCGCGAAACTGGAAGCCGCAGAGGCCCGCATCGCAACGCTGGAGGCCCGCTGATGTCCACAATTCAAGCTAGCAACATCAAGTCTGCCGCCTCTGCGAGCAACAACATTGTCCTCGACGCCTCGGGCAACGCGACGTTCGCTGGCACTGCGGCGATGGCGAGCAGCTTCCTGCGGAACCGCATCATCAATGGGGACATGCGGATCGACCAGCGGAATGCTGGGGCGAGCGTGACAGTCAACACTGGGAACCAGACCTTTTCGGTGGACCGTTGGTGGGCGCAAGGCACGGCTTCATCCGGCGTTTTCACTATTCAGCGTTCCACTGTTGCGCCCGCTGGTTTTAGCAACTCCCTGTTGGTTACTGTCACCACGGCAGACAGTAGCCTTGCGGCAAACGACCTCTACGACATTGCTCAGTTCATCGAGGGCTTCAACGTATCCGACCTTGGGTTCGGCACCGCGTCGGCCCAGACTATCACGTTGTCCTTCTGGGTTCGGTCTAGCGTGACCGGGACATACGGCGGCGCTCTGGGCAACAATGCCGGGAATAGGGGCTACCCGTTCACCTATTCGATCTCTGCCGCCAACACCTGGGAATACAAGACTGTCACCATCGCTGGCGATACATCTGGAACGTGGACGACGGACAACACTATCGGCCTGCGGGCCTATTTCGGCCTCGGTGTCGGCTCTACGTTCAGCGGCACAGCCGGTTCGTGGTCAAGCAGTTTTCCCTTGTCTGCGACCGGTGCGACCAACCTCATGGCAACCAACGGCGCGACCTTCTACCTGACCGGCGTCCAACTCGAAGTCGGCACCGTCGCCACGCCGTTTGAACGCAGGCAGTTCGGGCAGGAACTGGCGCTGTGCCAGAGGTATTATCAAGTGCTACTTGAGCAGTTGGTTTATGAGGGAACGGTTAATGGGGGCGCCAACCCAATTAATAATATAGCCTTCCCAGTACCAATGAGGTCTTCCCCAACTGCTTCACTCACACCTCTTGGAGGCAGCAACGCATCCGCCTTGTTGGTGAACACTGTAAATGCGACAACGCTCAGAGTTCAGTGTACGGCACTTGCAACAGGAAGTGCATTCTTCGTCTACAATGTTGGCATTGCAGCGGAACTTTGATCCATGTACACCAACGCTCAATACATAGCCTTCAATGGCGTCAACACCAGCATCCGCTGTGACATTGACGGCGTGACCTCGTTCGTGCCGCTCGACCCTGCGAACACCGACTACCAGAACCTGCTTCGGCTTCAGGAGGAGGGTGAGATCGTGATTGCCCCTGCTGACGCATGAAGAGCAACTTCTACGTTTACGAGCATTGGCGCCCGGACAGGGGCGAGTGCTTCTACGTCGGCAAAGGTCGAGGCCGCAGGGCCAACATCATGAAGCGCCGCAACAAGCACCACAAAGCCATTCAGGAGAAGCTGGCTAGGCTCGGAATGTGCGTTGAGGTCAAGATAGTGGGACACGGCCTTTCTGAAGACGAGGCTTTTGAGCTAGAGAAAAAGAGAATTGCTTTTTGGCGGTCGGAGAACTGCGATCTCGCCAACATGACTGATGGTGGAGAAGGAACCACTGGGCACAAGCCCGTGATAACTTCTGAATGGCGAGCAAAGCTATCTGCTGCGAAAAAGGGGAAAAGCAACTACAAGCTGGTGATGGCTTCTGCGGCGGCAAAACGCGGCAAGCCGCATACCCCTGAACATCGGGCCGCTATTAGTGCTGCCGCCAAAGAAAGGTTCAAAGACCCAGCCGTTAGAGAAAAATTCCGTCTATGCTCGGTGGGTAAGATCGTGTCTGAGGAAAGCCGCAAGAAGATGTCCGACGCTGCAAAGGCAAGGCGCCAAAGAGAGAAGGCCCTGGCTCTGGTAGCGGCTGGTGAGCTTACTATTGCTCCTGCCGATTCTGCTGGGGGATAAAGACGGGTGTTTGGCTTCTACCCATTCAGCGGCGCTTCGTTCAGTGGGCTAGCCAACGCCTTCTATGCCGAGAGTGTGTCTGACGCCATTGTCCTGACGGATGCTGCCAACAGCACCCTGTCGGGTGTTGCCGCCGCGTCGGACACCCTCGTGCTGTCTGACGTGACGAACGGCAGCCTCAGCATGCTGGCGAGCGCGTCCGACGCCATCGTCCTGTTCGACTTTGCGGCCAAGGCCCCGAACTGGTTCGCGGCGGCGTCCGATACCCTGACCCTGACCGACTCTGCGGCCATAAGCTATAATTTCCTGGGGGCAGCATCTGACACGATAACTCTTACGGACTCCTCGACGGGCGGCTTTGCCTTCTTGGAGAGCGTGTCGGACTCCATCACCTTTGCAGAGACGGCGGTTGGCAGCTTTGCCGCATCGGTAAGCGCATCTGACAACATTGTCCTGACAGACGCCGGGGCCGGTATTTTAGCTATGTCGCTGTCGGCATCCGACACCATAGTCCTGACGGACACTGCGGCAAATATCGCTGGCATGGTTGCGTTTGCCTCGGATACAATCACCCTCGTAGATGTTGGGGCAGGATACGGAGGGTGGGACCCGATACCGAACCCGAACCCAGGCTGGTCTCCGGTGATTGGCCCAGGGGTCATAAATATCTGGAACGACCTTCCTTCGGCTACGGCAACCTGGACCCCTATAGGAAACAGCTAGATGAGCATTAAAGACACCCTCCGAGTCGTGGATGAGGCCGCAGCCGGGCTATCTATGGGGCATTCTGCCCAGGACAGCATCGAGGTGAAGGGCTCCTTCAAGGTGATCTGCCGAGCCGCTGATGGCTCCGTTCGCTGGGAAGATGAACTCTCGAACCTTGTCGTGACGGTCGGCAAGAACGACCTCTTCGACCAGTATTTCCGTGGCTCGTCCTACACGGCGGCTCACTTCGTCGGCCTCAAGACGGCTGGCTCTATCAGTGCCGCCGACACGATGTCCTCGAAGTCGTGGACCGAGATCACGGTTTACTCCAACGCAACTCGCCCCACCTACACGGCTGGTGTGGCTGTGGCTGGCTCGACCGACAACACGGCGTCTCCTGCTGTCTTCAACATCAACGGCACGGCGACGGTGGGCGGCTGCTTCATCAGCACGAACAGCACGATTGGCGGCACGACGGGCATTCTGTTCTCTGCGACGGACTTTGCCACCGCTCGTAGCGTTCTGAGCGGCGACACGCTGACCGTCACCTACACCATTTCCTGCTGAGGTAGGGTAGATGCCCAGTACATATTCGCCAGCCCTACGGCTTGAGCTTATCGGCAACGGTGAGCAGGCCGCGAACTGGGGCAACACAACGAATACCAACCTGGGCTCCCTGGTTGAGCAAGCGGTTACTGGCGTTGCCAGCATTGCGATGCTCGATGCCAACTACACGTTGGTCAGCGGTAACGGCGTTACGGACGAAGCGCGCAATGCTGTGCTGGTGATGACCGGCACCCTGACCGCAACTCGCAACGTGGTCGTGCCGACGAGCAACAAGTTCTATGCCGTCCGGAATGCGACCACGGGCAGTCAGAGCATTGTGGTGAAGACTGCTGCTGGCACGGGCGTCACGCTCGCCAACGGCTTCACCCAGCTTATGTACTGCGACGGGACGAACGTTGTACTGGCGTCCATCCCCATCAACGCCACCAACGGGAACGTCTCTGTTTCTGGGGCGGCATCCATTGCTGGCAACACGACGATTGGCGGCAACCTTGCCGTCACTGGCACTATCACTGTCGCTGGCGGCGATATCATTCCTGCTGGCGTAATCTGGGAGTATGGTGGCGCTGCGGCCCCGACTGGCTGGCTTCTTTGCAACGGCGCTGCTGTTAGCCGCACGACCTATGCGGCGCTCTTTGCCATCATCGGCACGGCCTACGGCAACGGTGATGGGTCCACCACATTCAACGTTCCAGACCGGCGCGACCGCGTTGGTGTTGGGGCAGGATCAAGCTATTCTCGGGGGCAGACCGGCGGTGCAGTTACTGCCACCACCAGCACGGATGGCGCGCACAACCATACCGGCAACACTGGCGGCACGACGCTCACGGTTGCTCAGATTCCAGCCCACCAGCACACCGGCAGCACTTCTACCATTGGGGATCACGTCCACAGCATTGGGCCTGTTCTCCTCTCTGGCGTTGGGTTTGGCTTCAGCGGCAGCCAGGGCGTGTCTGGAACGACATCTTCCACAAATGCTGCTGGCGCTCACAGCCATACTTTCACGACCAATGCGGCTGGCGGCAGTGAAGTTCACAGCCACACCATCACTACGGATGGGTCGCACAACCACACGGTTTCGACGCTTCAGCCCTACCTAGCTTCGACCTTCATCATCAAGACCTAACATGCCACTCACCAAGCTCCAGTTTGCACCGGGGGTCATGCACGACGGGTCTCGGTACTCAACGTCCGGGGCTTGGTCTGACTCTGACAAGGTGCGCTTCCGCTCGAACTTCCCTGAGAAGATTGGAGGGTGGCAGCGCGCCACCTTGCAGGCGTTTATGGGCACGGCTCGCAACCTGTTCCCATTCTCTGATCTGACGGGCAGCTACTTCCTGGGGATCGGCACAAACCTCAAGTACTACATCGAGCGGGGCGGCTCTCTCTACGACATCACGCCGATCAGAGACACAATCACGCAGAGCAACCCATTCTCAACCACGAGTGGCTCAACGACGGTCGTTGTGACGATCCCTAATCATGGGGCGTTCCAGAATGATTTCGTGACTTTCTCTGGGGCGAGTGCTGTCGGCGGTCTTACCCTGAATGGTGAGTTTCAGATTACCGATGTGTTGACATCGGCCACATTCACCATCACTGCCGCATCTGCTGCTTCATCCACAGCGACTGGCGGCGGTTCTGTAACTGCCGTTTTCCAGCTTAATACAGGGCTAGACACAACTCTCTATGCGAACGGCTGGGGCGCTGGGACCTGGGGCGGCATTCTGCCCGGAACCAGTGTTACATTCACGGGCTCTATTAGCAGCACGACGCTAACCGTTTCTGCGATCTCGTCTGGAACTCTAGCCGCCGGTCAGTTGGTCACCGGGACTGGCGTATCGGCTAGCCCACCGGGCTCTCTTGCAACCTACATCACGGCACAGCTAACCGGGCCAACTGGCGGCGTTGGCACCTACACGGTCAGCGTGTCGCAGACTGTCTCGTCCACCACGATGTTTGCCTTCACGGGCACGGGCTGGGGCGCTGCTTCCAACACTCAGGTTGCAGGAACGCGACTGAGGCTATGGTCTGCGGATAACTTTGGGCAGAACCTTGTCATCAATCCGCGTGATGCGGCCATCTATTACTGGGCAAACTCTGGCGGGCTTGGCTCCAGAGCGGTGCTTCTGTCGTCCCTTGGCGGCGCGTCTGATGTCCCATCGGTTGCGCGACAGATCATCGTCTCCGATCTCGACCGCAAGGTGATCGCCTTTGGCTGCTCTGACATTGTGACCAATGTTCAGGATCGTCTTTTGATTCGTTGGTCTGATACGGAGAACCCTGCTGTCTGGACTCCACTGGAAACCAACTCTGCTGGCGGTATTCGCATTCCTACCGGCTCTGAGTTTGTGTCTGCCATCGAGACCAAGCAGGAGATTCTTGTTTGGACCGACGATGCGCTGCACTCCTTGCGCTACATCGGCGCTCCTTTTGAGTACTCAATTGCGCGTATTGCCCTGACTTCCCTTCTTGCTCCCCAGGCCGTTGTGTCCGCAAACGACGTGACGTTCTGGATGGGGCAGAATGGATTCTTCCAGTACGACGGTCGCGCGATTGGCCTGCCCTGCTCGGTCAAGGATTTTGTCTTCAACGACATCAACCTGAACCAAGCCGAGAAGATCACGGCTGGCAGCAACATGGCGTTCAATGAGGTGTGGTGGTTCTACCCATCTGCCAACTCAAGCGAGAACGACCGCTACGTTGTCTATAACTACAACGAGCGCGTTTGGAGTGTGGGTACAATTGTTCGCACGGCCTGGATTGATCGCAGCATTGAGGACTTTCCTCGTGCGGCATCTGTCGATGGCTACGTCTATTTCCATGAGATTGGGCAGGATGATGGCTCTACCAATCCGCCGTCTCCGATTCTCGCATACATTGAAAGCTCTCCCGTCGAGATTGGGCAGGGCGATCAGTTTGGCTTTGCGTGGCGCATGATCCCTGACCTGGACTTCAGGAACAGTTCTGCCCCTAATCCAACGGTGAACTTCATCCTGGAGACGCAAGACTTCTCTGGCTCCAACTTCAACCAGTTTGCCAACAACAACACGACCCTGACAGCAACGCTGCCTATCGCTCAGTTCACGGACCAGACCTACTTCCGTCTAAGGGGCCGCATGTTGACGCTGCGAGTGCAGAGTGAAGAGGTCGGCGTTGCTTGGCGCCTGGGCGTTCCGCGTGTCGATATCCGGACGGATGGCCGTCGATGATTGGCAGGACGCGCCTACCCACTCCCACGATTGATTATAACTACGAGTGGGGCAACCAGCTTACGCGGGCGATTGACCAGAACCTTGATCGCGCGTTTCTTGGATTCCCCAATTACGCAGAGGCGAGTGGGTTTTACGGGTCTTTCTTTGACACGACGACCCAGACCGCTGCTGCTGCCAATACAGCCTATGCCATGACTCTGAACACCACGTCAGAGTCAAACCAGATTTCTGTTATTAGCGGCAGTCGGATAACCTTCAAGAATCGCGGCACATACAATGTGCAGTTCTCGGCCCAGGTGGACCAGACATCGGGCTCCAACCATTCCGTTTTCATTTGGCTGAGAAAGAACGGAACTGACGTTCCAAACTCTACCAGCAAGGTCACCATACAAGGCCAGCAGAGCGAGCTTGTCCCTGCCTGGAACTTCGTCGTGACGGTGCTTGGCGGGGACTACGTTCAGATTATGTGGGCAGTATCCGACACTGCTGTTAGATTGATAGCAGAACCGGCCACTGCCTTTTGTCCTGCTATCCCTTCTGTGATAGCCACAGCGGTGTCGATCTGAGGATATAGCTCATGCGCGATGCAGCCCGTCACCTTGCCAGCTATGGCCGAAACGGCGACGACATGCTGGTGCATGTCAGCCGCAAGGAACTTCAGGGCATTCGGGCTCTGACGGGCCGGGACTTCACGCGCAATCCAGACACGGGCCTGCCGGAAGCCTTCAACTTTGCCAACCTTTTGCCCATCGCGGCGGGCATTGGCGCTAGCGTCCTGACGGGCGGCGCCGCTCTTCCTGCGGCGCTGGCCGCTGGCGCAACGAGTGCTGGTGTTTCTGCCGCTCAGGGCGCTTCTGCCCAGCAGGCTCTGACGCAGGGCCTTATCAGCGGCGCGACTTCCTATGCTGGTGGACAGCTTCTGTCTGGTGTGGGGGAGGCGGCTGGGGCCGCTGCCGCACCGGCCACTGGGTCCATTGCGCCCAATGCCATTGATGCGGCTGGGAGCTTGCAGGCTGCGGAAGCGATTGCGGCTGCGAATCCGGGTGCCGTCGCCGGTTCCTCCACGGTGCCGCTCACAACGCCTCCAAGTTTTATGGACACGATGAGTTCTCGTGCAGCGGACTTCGGCACGAGGCTATCCAATATCGCCAGCGATCCTGGGGCGGCTGTTTCTCAGATCGGCACCAACATCGCAAACAGGCCGTTTCCTGCCCTTATCGCGGCTGGTGGCACGCTCATGCAGGCCAACGACATGATGGGCGGTCAGCCTGCCATTCCTGGCGCCGCACCATACGACCCGAACCGCTACCCTGAGCAGTTCCCAACCAACCCCCGTCGCTTCACCCCACCGCCTGCTGGATATCGTCCTGGGGCAGGACCTGAGTTCAGGTACTTTGCCAAGGGCGGTCTTGCCTCCATGCGCCCCGAGGAAGGCTATACTGCCAACCTCATGAACGAGGCCAAGGCTGCGATCCTGGGCGAGCATCCTCGTCCGCGTGAGGCGCTTGAGCGGTTCCGGGAAAGCTTTGGTGATGACGCCCTGGCCCTACTGCGTGATCGCATGACGGGCGGTCGGGTCCGTGGGGCTGGTAGCGGCATGGACGATCTTGTCCCCGGCACCATCGAGGGCCGACAGAAGGTTCGCCTTGCTGACGGTGAGTTCGTGGTCCCGGCAGATGTCGTGTCTGGTTTGGGTGACGGCAGCACCGAGCATGGCGTGCGCCGCCTGCATGGTATGATGGACAAGGTTCGCCAGGAGCGTACCGGCAAGAAGGCCCAGCCCAAGTCCATCGGCGGGAAGATTAGTCTGTGAATGTGAGCCTCGTCCCAGAGAGCCACATTGATGGCGTCTGGGATTCTGTAAAAGAGTTTCTTATCCCTGCCGTTAAGGTGACCAACGGCAGGTATATGCTCTACGATGTGTATGTCGCCCTGAAGCGTGCCGACATGCAGCTTTGGATTGCCTTTGACGATGACCGTGAAATTAATGGCTGTGAAGTAACCTCGATTACGGATTATCCTTCACGGCGCGTTCTCACGTCCCTGTTCACTGGGGGCAGAAACATCCGCCTTTGGAAGGACCCCTTGATGGGGGTCTTGGTCCGTTGGGCGGAAGATAATGAATGCACGGCTATCGAGGGCTATGGTAGAAAAGGCTGGCTCAAGATGCTCGATTCTTACGGGGTAAAGCAGGCCCTTATCATGTTCGAGAAGGACATCTGACATGGGCGGCAGTCGCGGCGGCGGCCCCACGCAAAGCACCACCTACACCTCCAACCTTCCTGAGTATGCGCGTCCATACTTTGAGCGGATGATGAGTAGGGCTGAGGGTGAGAGCAATCAGCCCTATGTGAGCTATGGCGGTCAGCGCATTGCTGGCTTTACTCCGGACGTTCAGCAGGGCTTTGGCATCACCCGCGACATTGCTGCCCGTGGAACACCAGAGGCCGACGTGGCTGGTGGCATCCTGGGCGCGTCTGCAATGCGTGGTCTGGGCGCCAGCGACTACACGGCGGCCCCAATCCAGCAGCAGGCGTTTGGGCGAGAACAGGCCCAGCAGTACATGTCGCCCTACATGGATGAGGTTCTTGCTCGTCAGAAGTCTGCGGCAATCCGGGACTTTGATGAGGGCCGTCCGTCGCGCGAGACCCAGGCGATCAAGGCTGGCGCCTTTGGCGGATATCGTTCTGCCATCCAGGAAGGCGTTGCCCAGCGTGGCCTTGGCGAGCGTCTGTCCGACATTGAGGCGGCTGGCCGACAGAAGGCGTTCGAGAACGCACAGACGCAGTTCGAGCGTGATCGCGCCGCATCTATGCAGGCCCAGGGGACGACCGAAGCACAGCGTCTTGCTGCCGCTCAGTACGGATTGTCTGGGGCAGGACTTGGCTTGCAGGCTGGTCAGCAGTTTGGCCAGCTTGGCGCGCTGCGTCAGGGCCTTACGATGCAGCAGGCTCAGGAGCTTCAGAAGCAGGGCGGCGTTCAGCAGCAGCAGGAGCAGCGCGAGCTTGATCTTGCGTATCAGGACTTCCTGAACCAGCGCGACTTCGACAAGCAGCAGATCAACTTCATGTCGAGCATCCTGCGTGGCATTCCCGTGCAGCCTCAACAGGTTGTTAACCAGTACGCCAATCCCAATCCGCTGGCTCAGTTCGGCGGTCTGGGGATCGCTGGCCTTGGTCTGTTGCGTTCCTAGGGGGTCTAGATGAATCTGCTCAAAGTCCAGGACGCCCTCAAAAACGCTTCCGACCAGCAGCTTATGGCGCTGATGCAGGCTCCGGATAGCACGGCTCCGTCTTATCTGGTGCTGTCTGAAATCCGCCGCCGCAAGGACATGCGAGCCAAGCAGGCTCCCGAAGGCCAATCCAATCGCACTGTGGCAGAAGACCTTACTGCCCCACAGGAGCCTGTCGGAATCCAGGGCCTACAGGGCCAGGACTCGATGGACCCGGACGGCGTTGATGTTGCCGATGGCGGCGTGCCGGGCATGGCCGCTGGTGGGCTGGCGTCTCTACGTCGCTACCGAGAGGGTGGCGTTGTACGGATGCAGGCTGGCGGGGGCATCGAGACGATGTCTGCCGATCAGCTTCGTCAGCTTCTCGGCCAGATGAGCGACCCTCGTTTTAGGCCGTCTGGGGTTACTGCCACCCCGGACCAGATTCGCAGCCGCCTCGCAGACCTAGAGCAGCGCCAGGAGGATGTGTTCCTTCAGGCACCGAGGTCTCGTCTGCGGCAAGACCTTGGTACAATCGGCCAAGCCGTTCATGGCGCCGTTGGGTCTGGCGGTGAACTCATCTCGGGTGCTGGTCGGCTGGCTGCTGATGTCGGTCGCGCTGCAACCGAGTACGCTCTTGCCCCCGTTGAGCCGCGTTCTCCATTTCCGGAGGGAAGGTTCCCGGAGTCGGAGCCGGTTCGCGGTCAGTTTCTCGCAGAAGAGAGAATCCCAGACCGCGATGAAGTACGCGGTCCTGACCTTGCCTCTCTGGCTGCCGCCCCAAGGCCGGGGTCTCAGGGACAGACTCGGCCCGGCGGAACCACGGCCCAGCCCACCACGACGCAGGGCGGTCAAGGTACGCCGGGCGGCGGCACGCCGGGCATTGAGGGTCTGAGGAATGCCCCTGCTGCCCTGCCTGAAGGCGGTCAGTTGCCGACGATGGCCGAGCTTATGCGCCAGAATGCGGCCCTCTTCCCTGACGGGATGGGCAGCATTCGAGAACGCATGCGTGAGGAGCGCGTTGATCCTGCTGCCCGTCGCAGCGAGGCGGTCAACATGGCTCTGATTGAGGCTGGCCTCCGTATCGCTGGCTCTCGCAACCCCAGTCTGATTGGCGCGATTGGTGAAGGCGCTCTGCCTGCCGTCCAGTCCTACGGTCAGCAGCTTGGTCAGATTCGTGCCGAGCAGCGGCAGGCTCGTCAGGACGATCTCGAACTGGCCAAGCAGGAGACTAACCGCCAGTTTGCGATTGGGCAGATCAGTGCTGCCGAATACCGCAGCCGGATGGACAACATCAACGCGAACATCCGGGTCAACGCTCAGGAGCGTGGCGCTAACGCAAGGCTTGCTGCATCTGAGGCGGCTGCCACACGTCGCGCTGCCGATGCTGCTGCCGCCGCCGAGGCGGCTGATCTTCGTCGCGGCTACGTTTCTCCGGAACGCTGGGCTCGCATGGGTACGGAGGAGCGCGCCGCTGTTGAGCGCAACCGCACCCTTGGCCGTCCGCTCGACACGTCTGGCGCGTCTTCCGCACTGAACGCGACGCTTCAGGACATCAACAGGATTGCGACGCAGATCGACACTCTTGGTCCGCGTCCGACCAGAAACTTTGCTGAGTGGGATCGCAACAACGCATCTCTTCAGCAGCGCCTTCGTGATGCCGAAGCGCGCCGTCGTCAGCTTGAGGACATTGTTGTCTATGGTCGCCCTCGTGAGGGGGCTGGCGGATCAGCGTCTGGAACTACTAATCTTCCGTCCGGAGCGCGCATTGAGAACGGTAGGTACGTACCGGCTGGGAGCTAACTGATGCGGACCATTGATGTCCCCGGCGTCGGGCCGATTCAATTCCCCGACACGATGTCTGATACCCAAATTATCCAGGCAATCGAGCGGGACATCCTTCCTGGCGTTAGGGGCAGAACTCAAGTTGCCCCCACCATGCCGCTTGATGGCGCTCCTGTCGGCCAGGGTTCCACGATGGAGCCGGTCCCTGAGCGTGGGCTCTTCGGCACTATCGGCGCTCGTGCCGCTGATGTGGGCGGCTCTCTCGTTTCCGGCGCTGGTAGCGTTGCCACTGGCATTGGCGGTCTAGGCGGCGTCCTTGGCCTCACTGGCTACGACAACGTTCTAACCCGGCTTGGCCGTCGCGGCGCTGAGTTCGGGGCAGAACTCATGTCGCCCGAGCTTCGTAATCAGCGTCGTGCCCTGGCTGACGCCATGAAGGAAGCTGAGGAGCGGGGCCTTGCTGCTGAAGCCGGTGCTGCCCTCAGCACGCTGGCGAGCAATCCTAGCCTGCTCTTCTCTATGGCGGTCGAGCAAATCCCTGCCTTCGTGCTGAGTGGTGGCGTTGGCCGTGCCGCGACTGCCGTTGGTCAGATTGGCGCTCGTGGCGCCGCTCGTGCTGGTACTGCTGCCGTTGATCGTGCCGGTCAGGTCGGCGCTATCGGCACTGCGGCCAGCCTTCAGACGGGCGGCATCGCAGACCAGACCTATCGGGAGGTGATGGACCTCCCCGAAGAGACCATCGCCCGCAGCCCCAACTACCAGCAGCTTCTTCGGAGCATGTCGCCTGCCGAGGCGCGTGACGCGATTGCCAATCGTGCCGCCCGTGAAGCTGCTGCCTTGGGTGGTGGTATCTCCGTTGCCGCCATGACTGCACTACCGAGTGCCGAGAAGGCGCTCTTCACTCGTGGCGTCTCTCAGAGTGCCGTGCGTCGTGCGCTTGGCGTCGGCGGCGCTGAGGCTGTCTCTGAAGGTGTCGAGGAGGGCGGCGGTCAGTTCGCTCAGAACCTTGCTGTCCAGAGGCAGGCTGATGCAGAGCGTGATCTTCTTCGTGGTGTCGGTGGTGCTGCTGCTACTGGCGCTGTGCTTGGCGGCGTCATGGGCGCTGGTGCTGGCGCTCTTCAGCGTGCGCCTCTGCCTCCCTCGACGGAGCCGGGCGCTGGCAACCTGACGCCGGAACTTCAGCAGGCGATCAACGAGTACGTCGCTAACCGCGAGCCTATGACTGAGGGGCAGAATCTTCTGCCTCGTGAGCGTCCCGTCGTTGATACGCCGGTCGGCAACCTCACTGTGTCTCAGGCCATCCGCTACTTTGAGCGTCGGTTCCCTGAGCTTGCCACCCTGGACGATGTTCAGGAGAAGATTCGTGTAGGTCAGACGCTTCTCGCCCAGGAGCAGGAAGGTCGCGCTGCTGGTCGGCAGGGTGTGGAAGAGGGCCGCTACCGCAGGGAGATTGCTACCAGCCCTGAGACAGAAGAAGCCTTTCGTCTTGCTGAGATTCAGAGACAGGCTGGTCGCCGTGCGGAAGATGTCATTAGTCGCGTCCCCCTTGAGAGGGAAACTCCATACGCTGCCGGGCGTCGTGCTGAGGCAGAAGAGGCATTTCGCGCCGCTGACATTCAGAGGCAGACCGGGCGCCGTGCCGAAGAAGTCACTGGCCGCGTTCCCCTTGAGAGGGAGACTCCGTATGCCGGTGGTCGTCGCGCTGAGGCTGAACAAGCATTCTCTGATGTAGAGCGTCAGCAGAAGCTTGGCTCTGTTCCCAGCGTCAATGTTCTTCGGCGCGATCTTCAAAAGGAAGAGCGCGAGATTCGAGAGCTTACGAAGGCTCGCGATAAGGCTCAGGTTCGCCTTCGTCAGATCGAGCGTGCGCCTGTTGTTAATGCCGTTGCCCGTGAGGGCGTTCAGGCTGAGATCGACCAGCTTACCCAGCTTATCGCCGGGCGTGAGCAGATTCGTCGTGACATTGAGGCCCGCATCCCCGAGGTCGAGCGTCAGGTAACGGCACGGGAAAACCTCCAGGCTGATGCCCAGGGTGCGTTTGATATCGCCCAGGCTGACCGTGAAAGACTTGCGCGGCAGAGGCAGGCTCCCGGCATTGAGATTCCTTCCGGCTCTGGCGTTCCCGACACAATCCCTCAGCAGACGGACGACACTCGCGCTGGCGCTCCACAGATCACCGGCCAGCGTTACCTCCTGAACCCCGTCTATAACGAGCGTGGTGAGCTTGAGGGCGGTGAACAGGTTCTCGATATTCTGCCGTCCGATAACTTCGGGAATGTCCTGGCGATTGTTGAGCGCCAGAGAGGCAACATCACCGAGCAAGTCCCCGTCGAGACGACGATGGACGAGCTTGTTCAGATGCCTGTGCGCGATACCGCACGCATGACGCAGGAAGCCACCGCTGCTGCGGTTGGCCCGGAACAGGTTGCCGGTCGTCGTGGTCGTGGGGTTGATCCTCTGGGGCAGGACCTTCAGCCCCGCCGTATGGCGAACCGCCAGGGTCCGGAGGCTTCTGCCCGTGTGACAGGGGAGGCTCAGGCCGCTCCTGAAGCTGAGGTCAGCGAGGCTGATTCTCGCGCGACCAAGCGCATCGAAGCCCAGAACAGGATCAACAAGCTCTACCTAGACAAGCTCAAGGGCATGGGTGCCCAGGGCCGTCTGCTTCGTAACGCGCTGGTGCAGGCCCTGAAGGACCGCACCATGTCGGCGGGTGAAGTGTACACGGCGTTTGTCTCGGCGGATAAGTTTGCTTCTCTCCTTCCTGCCGGTGCGAACCATCGCATCGAGTTCGTGAAGGAGATTCTGCCCACAGCCGAACTTGCTGAGGCGATCCGCCGCAGCGGTGGTGATCCCACCAAGCCGTTGCAGGGTCTTCGTCAGCGTCCTTCCCCCGAAGGTTTGCCGGGTCTCATCAGGATATCTCTGGCTCCAGAGATGTTGCCGATGCTTGGCGAGACGGTGGCACACGAAGCCTTCCACGTCCTTCAGGACTACTACGGCAAGTTCGACGCCCAGTTCAAAAAGCTGATGGACCAAGGCTTCCGCGATGGCATGTCCATCTCGGACCTTGAGCCGACGATCCGTCGCAAGCTGCAACAGATCGCTTATCCTGGGGCGCGCGACGACAAGGGCAGGCAGAGGAGCTATTGGGATTATCTGACGGCCACTGTCCCCGGCACCCTGACTGCCAGGGAGGCACAGGCTTACGCCTTCGGCGCCCTTGCCGACGCGGCCCGTCGCGGCGCTCCCATGTCTGGGCTGAAGCCTGCCTTTGCTCGCTTCGTTAATGTCATCAAGAACTTCTTCTCGAAGTTTGGCAGCCAGCTTCGTGGCGATGGATTCCAGACGGTTGAGGAAGTGCTGGGCCGCGTGTCTCGTGGCGATGCTCGTCGCTTTGATGCGATGGCTTCCCCCACTGCTCGTGACATCGCCACGTCTGGGCCTGAGCTTTCCGCCCGCTCTGAAGGCGGGATGACCGAAGAGCAGTTCGAGGCTTCCGCTCGCGCGACCAACACGTCCGTTCCTGAGTTCAAGAACTGGTGGAATGGCGGGTGGCGCGGGGAGGGTGTTCGGGTTGGGCCTAGCACCGCCGCAAATCCTGACGGCTCGCCTGTGAACTTCTATCACGGCACTCAGAGAGGCTTCACTAGGTTTGGTGAAGCTCGCAGCGGCGCCTATGGTCTCAATGAAGGCCCGTTCTTCTTCTCGCCTGATCCCGACTTTGCTGGCGACTATGCCATCTCAGAGATGTTTGCTGGCGGCGACAATCGGCGCGCCACAGATGGTCAGCGCATGCTGCCCGTGTATCTGTCTGTTCAGAATACCTTCAACGCGACAGACCCCCGTCTTCGTCAGGATTTGCTGGACTACGTTGATACCGGCCTGGACGATGGCACGATTGACTGGCGTGATATCGTTGGGAACAGGACTCGCGCCAGCTATCAGGATCAAATCGACCGGGGCGAACTCACTGAGTACAAGGCCGCTGGTCGTGCATTCAGGATGTTCAAGCTTTTCCTTGAGAAGGACACGGATAACTGGCCAGCTTTGGAGACCAAGGCTGCCCAGAAGTACATCCGCGACAACGACTTCGACAGCTTCTATGTGAGGGAACTGGGCACCGAGAACATCGCTGTCTATGACCCACGGCAGATCAAGTCGATCTTCAACAAGTTCGAGACTGGGGCAGCAACCGAGCCTGAGTTCTCGGCGCGCTCTCCCCTTGCGGCTGATCCTGCCTTTGCTGTCATGCGAGACAAGCTGACTGGCAAGGAGATGGACAAGCCCAACGTCTTTGCTGACGGGCTTCGTAGGTTTGTTGGAGCCCTGCCGGGCGAGAAGCTTTCTTCTGCCCTCGTGCGGACCTCCGTCAATCGCGCTGGTGCAGGGTGGATGATTGACACCCTGTCTAAGCAAAAGGGCATGACCGTCAGGAATGTCGGTCAGGCTATGGAGATCGCGCTCAACAACAGCGGTCGCGTTCAGATGTACCTGAACCACGGCCCACTGGCCTACGATCCGAAGACTGGCGACGTGACTGTGCGCGATGACGTGCCGGGCCTCATCGACGCCATCAAGGGTAAGCTCAACGTTGCAGACAAGAGGGAGGCGCAAGCCTATCTCGTCGCTCTTCGTGAGCGTGATCTTCGTAAGGCAGGGAAGAAGGGCTTCTTCAACCTGACGGACAAGGAGATGAACTCCATCATCTCCAAGGCTGAGGCGGCGCATCCTGAGTGGAAGCAGATGGCTGCTGACATTCAGCGCATCAACAAGGCGCTGCTCGACTTTGCCGTAGCCACTGGAACTCTTGATCGTGCCAAGGCTGATCAGCTTGGCAGCATGTTCTACACGCCGTTCTACCGGCAGGCCGACGAAGATGTGAAGGACGATTCAGACGCGGTGGTTGGGCCTCGTCTGTCTCAGAGCCTCACTCGCGTTAAGAGCGCCTTCGATGTCAGCGTGAAGGGCGGTGAGAATCCGCTTGGCGATCTGTTCGAGAACATGATCCGCAATGCCGACGTGATCATGAAGGCTGGCATGAAGAACGTCGCCATGAGCAAGGCGGCTGAGGCATTGCAGGATGTTGGCCTTGGTCGCCCCGTGAAGACGCGCGAGACGGGCAAGACGATCACCTACCGTGTTAATGGGCAGGATAAGCACTTCGAGGTTGATGACCCTGCCTTCTACATCGCTCTTGCTGGTGCGCCGCGTGAGTTCACGAACGGCATCTATCAGACGATGGCGACGATGGCGGGCTTCTTCCGCGACATGGTGACGCTGGCGCCGAGCTTCATGCTGGCGAACCTGTGGCGTGGTAAAATCATGGCGTATGTGCAGGAGGGAACTCCCCTCTATGCAAATACGTTCGATGGTCTGAAGCAGGCCCTTCAGTCTAGCGCATCCTACAAGGCTATCGCCGCACAGACTGGCTTCGGCGGCTACACCTACGGCATGGGCGAGCGTGATGCTGCTGCCGCCTTCGAGCGTGAGATTGCCGGGCTTGGCTACGGCCCTGGCGGTCTGATGCGTCGTACCTTCGATGCGCTTCAGAAGGCGAGTGAGGCCACGGAAATGGCCGAGCGCATCAAGATTTATGAGCGCATGAAAGCCCAGGGGATGAGCGACAAGGACGCTGCATTCCAGGCTTATCTCCTTGCCCCGTTCTCTCGCAGGGGCATGGGCGGCGGCTGGATCGGCTCTACCGTCAACTGGCTCGTGCCTCTTGTGCCGTTCTTGAACGCCAAGATTCAGGGCATGTATCGCCTCATCGAAAACGAGAAGGGCGACACGCAGAAGATTTGGACGCTTGGTCTTCCCAAGCAGATGCTGCTGCGTGGCCTTGTGGTCATGGGCCTGTCGCTGGCACTTTTTGCCAAGAACATAGGGGATGAGCCCGAGCGTTGGGACAACGAGAACCCTGATCTCAAGTTCCGATACGACATCATCTATCTGCCAAACGACAACAGGATTCTCCTGCCCCGAGCGTTCGAGGTGGGCTCCGTCTTTGGTGCGCTGCCCGTCTTTATCCTCGACGCCATCCGTCGCAATGACAGCAGGGACTTGAGCAAGGCGCTGGCCGATCTCGGCACCTCGACCTTCTTCTTCAATCCGATCCCCCAAGCTGCTGTGCCTATGCTGGGTGCCTTCACGAACTACGACTTCTTCCGTAGTCGCTCGCTTGAGACGGCTGGTGATGCGAGCAAGCTCCCGCAAGAGCGCGTCAACCGCAGCACGAGCGCCGTTGCCAAGGCTATTGGTGAGACGTTCGGCGTCAGCCCGATCCGGGTTCAGTATGTGCTGGAGGGATACTCGGGCACGATTGGCTCGTCTGTTTTGGCTGGCTTCGACAGCATCCTTGCTTCCTTCGGGATGATCCCCGGCAAGCCTGCTGGCGCCTTTGGTGATCCGATGAGCATGCCCGCCATCGCGGCTGGTCTGACTGGCGTGAGCCGCTTCTATCGGAGCGACGACCAGAGCGCGACCCGCTTCATTGGCGACTTCTACAAGATCAAGGAGATGACCGATCAGCTTGTGCGGTCTCAGAACATGGCTATGGAGACACGCGATCTTGATCGGTTGGCAGAACTCCGTGGTGATGCGGGCCTGCCTCTGCGTCTGAGGCCGATGGTCAATCAAGCCTCGACGCAGATCACTGAAATCAACAAGCGCATTGCCAGGATTGAACGCAGCGACCTAACCTCTGTGGAGAAGACTGAAGCCCTTCGTCCTCTGAGGGAGCAGCGTGATCGTGTGGCAAGGCGCGTTGTTGAGAGGGCAAGGGATATCGGAGCCTACTAGGAAGTAGGCTCCTTGTTGGCGATCTCCTCCATAATGGAGGCATAGCCAGCGATATCAACGTGGCTGTCTTGGTGGCCCGGCGAGTGCATCAGCCGGGCTACCTTCACCAGCAGCATCATCATGGCCGCGTCGTAGGCGTTGATCTCGGGACTGTCGTAGTTGGGGTTCTTGCGGCTCTCCACCATCCAGTAGGTCCAGAGGGCAGCAATTCTCTTGTGGTTCTCCGTCTTGTCGCCGTAGTCCTCGGCGCGCTGACCGCCAACGAGTTCGGCTGCGTGAAGCAGCATATCAGAAGCTTTCATTCTCAAACCTCTCCTTGAGTTCCTTGAAGCGTTCACGGGCCTGTCTGTTATCTTTGAGTTCTGCCCTACTCTCCACCTCACAGAATGCTTTGAGCCCTTC